AAAGTTAATTTAACCTTAACAGAAGGCACAAAACACGATACAGGCAAAGCGCAGATAGGTGACTTTATAAAAGATTTCGGCATATCTCTTTTGGAGACTGCTAAGGTTTGGGCTTTTGGGGCTGAAAAATACGAGCGTAGCAACTGGAGATTAGTTGACAACGCAGAAAAACGCTACACAGATGCTTTAGTTCGTCATTTAGTGGCGGAAGAACAAAACGACTTTGACGATGAAAGCGGATTACTTCATGCAACTCACGTTGCTTGGAATGGACTAGCAAGATTGTTTTTTATACTCAAAAGAACAGCAAAATGATGATTTTATGCTCGTAATCATCTTTATCTATTTTTAGAAGATGATTTTGCATTTAAAAAACATAATATAACAATATAATTTACAAATCTACCCCACGCACAAGACGTTTTAAGGGCTTTAAATTACCTCTTAGGTATATCGCTAACCCCTTGAAGCGTTTTTAGTGCGTTTAACCATAGTATTTATTATAAGTATGTTTCTAATCGAAACATAAATACCCGAAAACGCTATAAACTTATTTTTATTCCCTACTCCTAGGTAAGTAAAAAATTGCCATTAGAAGATTATTCTAGATATTAGGTAGTCCTTAGTCAGGGCGAGGCAATTATAAAAATATGATGCGTTTTTCTCGCATTTGCTCGGTGGCGACGAGGTGGTTGACTACCACCAATATCGAGCGTTATTAAAGGAACATTTAAAATGCCAAAAGACCAAATAAATCCAAAAACAGGGCTAACGGACAAAGAAGAATTGTTTTGTGAGCTTTTCATATCTGATATAAACATGGACATCAAAGATGCTTATATCGGGGCAGGATATTCAGCTAAAACAGCTAGTGCCAATGCTTTTAGAAAGCGTTACTAGCCTAAAATAAGCGAATACATTGAGAAACTTAAATTAGAAAGAAAAGAACGTATGGGAATTAATCCCGATATCGTCTTGGAGAGAATAGACAAAATTTGTTTGAGCTGTATGCAAGAAATAGCAATCGGCGGTTCGGATAAAAAACGAATGATTGACTATGCCAACGCTTTAAAGGCTTGCGAACTTCATGGAAAACATCTTGGAATGTTCGAGAAAAAAGACGAAGAAGTTGACCTAAAGGATAAAACTATAACAGTAAAATTCGAGTAATTATGAGTGAGATTATAATACCAAAGGCATTTAAGGATTTATTTAATCCTGAATACCGTTATAAGTGCTACTGGGGAGGCAGGGGCGGTGCTAAGTCTGAAAGTTTTGGACGTGCATCATTAATCCTTACAAGCTCACAGCCTACAAGGTTTTTATGCACAAGAGAGATACAAAACTCCATAAAAGACAGCGTTTACAAGCTCTTAGTTGACCTTATAGACGGCTACGGACTTTGGGGCTATAGAATTTTAAGGGATGCAATAACCCACAAGAACGGTAGCGAATACCTCTTTAAAGGCTTATACAATAACATTCAAAGCATAAAATCGTTGCAAGATATAGACCGTTGTTGGGTTGAGGAAGCTCAAACAATCTCTAAGCAAAGTTTAGATATTTTGTTGCCTACAATAAGGGCTAAAGATTCTGAAATTTGGTTTAGCTTTAACCGACTAGAAGAAGATGATGCAATTTGGACGGAACTTTGCGAAGAACCTGACAGCAAAACATTAGTCAAAAAGGTTAATTGGAACGATAACCCATTCTTTCCCGAGGTTTTAGACAACGAGCGTTTAAGATGTTTGAAGTTTAGACCTGACGATTACCAAACAATTTGGGAGGGCGAACCTGAAAAACAAGCGGGTGGCTTAGTTGTTAAGAACTTTACAGACGATAATATCAAGCCTATTGCCTATCAGCGTGATATGGATTTGCATATTACTTGCGACTTTAACGTTGACCCGATGTGTTGGATATTAGCTCATAAAACGGCTGATAAAGTATTCTTCTTTGATGAAATAGTCCTAGAAAACACAACAACTTATAAAACCATAGAGGAATTTCACAGCAGATACGCAGGACACGAGGGCAAAATCATTATCAATGGTGATGCAAGCGGTGACAATCGCTCTGTACAGTCTGAGTATGCCAATTATGCTCAAATGCGTAATAGGCTTTCTGCTCTTGGCTATAGAGATATAGAACTAAGGCTAAGACATTTTAATCCTAGAATAAAAAGCCGTATTGCTGCATGGAACAACAAAGTTGTTGACCTTAAAGGCAATCGTTGCATTTTGATAGACCCTAAGTGCAAATGGCTTATTCATAACTGTAAAAAACTAAAATACAAAGAAGGCTCAAGCGAGGTTGATGTACCAACATCTAACCAAATTAAAAACGCTAAAGGCTCTGACAAGATGAAACTAAAAGCATTAGAACATCCTTTTGATGCCGCCAGTTACCTTGTCGAGTATTACTACCCTGTTAAATTTGAACATTCAGAAACAATACAGGAAAAACCACAAGGCATAAGCCCTTATAATTTCGACCATATTTTAAACAAAAGAGGTTAATAAATGAATTTAATTTATGAAAAAGAAGATAAGACCAAAAAACTTACTGATGAAATAGCATCGGATTTACTTGGTTCTATTGTAAAAAAATATGATAAATGGAACTCAAATAGACAAACACAAATCGATGATGCCAAACGTATCAGAGAGGCTATTTATCTTACTAAAACTAGAAGTAAAGATGTAGCAAGTTGGAAAAGTCAAGCGCAATTGCCTGATGCCTACGAGCTTACACAAACTCTAAAAGCTCACTTATGGGAAAACATATATCAAAATCCCGAAAGTATGTTTGATGTTTCAGGCAAAGACGAACAGGCAGAGCAAACAGCTAACACTCAAAAATCTGCTCTAGTCGAAGCTTTCGAGAATATGAAAATACAATTTGAGCTTGATAAATGCGTAGATAATATTGTTGAGTTTGGCGATGCGGTTATCTTTACTGGATGGGAAGAAGTCAAAAAACAAATCAGACGTAAGAAAACAGTTCAAGAACGCATTTCAGATGTTTTATCTTTCCAATCAAAAGAAAAGTTTGTTATAGAAGAAAAAGTAATCTTTGAAGGGGCAAAAGCTAAGTCTATTTCTCCTGAATACTTTGTTTTCGATATAGCTAAAAAAGACAATTGGAACTCTTGCGGTAAGATTTATAAAACTTGGCTCACTTTAGATGAAATCGAAGCTAATAAAGTTTATCAATTAGATGCTGAACAAAAATCAACTTTAAAATATTTTAAAACTGGCGAAATAAGCACAGATGTATTTGATAACGATAAAAGTTTAGATTATCAACACGCTAAAAAGGGCGACCAATTAGAGATATTAGAATATTGGGGCGATATAAAACTAACAGACGGAACTATTTTAAGAAACTATCTTATAACAGTTGCGGCAAGGTCTGAAATAATCAGATTTGAGCCTAACCCTTATGTCATTAACCCATTTACTTATTGCAACGTCATAGAAGACCCTATTACTAAAAGAGGTATTTCTCCCCTAAGAGTTATTTTGGAACTTCTGAACGCAAGTACAGATATTTTAAATACTCAAGTTGATGCTTTAAAATTAATAACAAATAAGCCATTTTTCATACCTAGTGGCGCTTTAAAAGGAACAACAACAGTAGAACCTGGCAAAGGTATAGAATTAGATTTTAACGAAATGGGTGGTCTTTCACAGCCTATATTCATGGATTACTCAAGTGCTTTGGTTGGTTGGGAGTTCCTAAACTTCTTTAAGAATAAAATAGCCGATGCAACTGGCATATTTCCCAATATGTCGGGCAATACTGATGGCATAGCTAAAACAGCAACAGAAGTAAAAGCTCGTGTAGGCGGTCAAACGTCAAGGCTTTCAATGATGCTTGATTCAATCAATCAATCTTTGATTGTACCTATGGTTGAAAATGTAGCTGATTTAATCGCTAACTTTAAATTTGGCGAAGAAACTTTAATGGCTAATGTCAAAGGTCAAAGAACGCCACTAACTATAAACGATGAGACAAGACAAGGAAATTACAAATATATCTATTCTGATAGGTCAGCTATCCAAGACAAAAAGAATAGAATAGGCGAGCTAAAAGACATTATAACTTCATTCGCTCAAACACCTATTGGCGGTCAAT